CTCCTCCCACTCCGAGACGTACTCCGCCTCGTTGTAGCTGTACTCCAGCTCGTCATACTCGCGGCCCAGCACGTCGAGGCGGTGGCGCAGGAACTGGCCGCACTCGCCGCAACGGGTCTGTGTCGCCTGCGCCACCGCTCGCCCCTCCCCTCCATGTCTGGCCTCGTCAGCGGGCGCCTTACGCCCGGACGCCCCGAAGGGCGTTTCGGCCTGGTCAGTCGCAGCACCCGCAGCACGGCGCGTCTTCGCACCGTGACCCGGTGTGCTCATAGCCGCGTCGCTTCCCGCGGCGGGTGTTGACCACCCGAGCGCCGTCGACATCGCGGTATCCATCCGTCAGCACGGTTCGGTAGCCGCCCGAGGTGGGCGACCCCAGCCACTTCTCCGTCGTCAACCCGGCCGCCTTCGCGTGCTCTAGGTTGGTGCACGTCACTGACCGGTCGACGGGGTCATAGAACGCGCGCTCACCAGCGGCGATCGGGTGGCCAGCGGTGCATGTACCCGCGTAGCGGAGCTCCATCCAACGCGGCGGCCGCGGCGCCCTCGAGCGCCGGTAGTTGCGGTATGCCATCGTCTCTCCCTCCCCGCTCAGTAGGTGTGGTGGAGTGCTTCGGCAAAGACCTTGCGGGCACCCGTCGGGAACGTGTACGGGGATGGCTCCCACCAGCGGCCGCCGAACGCCTCACCGTTCTCGTAGTAGGCAGCCATGCTGTCGCCGCGCTCAGCGAAGTCCGCATCCTGATGACCGATGCCAACACCGATCACGTAGTGGTTGGCCGGCCGCCACCCTGCCGTGGTGATGACAGCGCCCTCGTCCTTCAGCAGTTGCGCCGCCCGAGCGATGTCCGATCCCTCCAGGCCGCCGCTTGTGCCGCTCCGCCCGTCTGCGTGCCACACCGTCACGATCTGCCGTCCCATGCGTTCCTCCCTGCTCAGTAGTGGGTAAGGCATTGCTTGCACGTCACCGCAGCGTCGGTTTCGTAGGCCTGCCAGGTGATGTCGTCCTTGTCCCTGGGGAGGAAGTAGGGACGGTTGCATGCGGTCAGCACCGCAGGCCGACCAGGGTCAGATGCAACCGGTCGCAACTGGGCCAGGTGGACCTTGCCGCCTCCGTGACGCACGTGTAGGTAGTCGTTCACGCGCTTCCCTCCCTGCTAGGTGTCTGTCTAGCCATGACTCTACAGGGAGAGCCGGCGGGTGTCAAGTGATCCCTCGACAAAGATGGGGGTGGGGCCGATCAGCTATCCTCGACCCCATGCAACCGGAGACCCCAAGCACGCAGCGAAGACACTGCGTCGCGACCACCCGCCGCGGGACGCCGTGCACCAACCCGCCCGTCAAGGGCGCCGTGGTCTGCCGCATGCACGGCGGCGCCGCCCCCCAAGTCAAACGTGCCGCACGGCAGCGCCTGCTCGAGGCCGCCGACCCCGCCGCCGCCCGCCTCGTGAAGCTGCTCGACTCCGATGATGAGGCGATCGCGGTGCGTGCGGCGACAGCGCTGCTCGACCGGTCCGGGCATGGGCCGAGCTCAACCCAAGTGCAGGTGGACGGCGGGCAGGTCGACTACCGCATCGAAGGCGTCGACCTGGACGCGCTCTGATCGTGGGCGCAGACAGCAGGACCCCGGACAACCCGGGGTCCTGCTGTCGTGGTGGTGTGCTACCAGGGCACGCCGAGACCGATGAGCGCGGTGAGACTCTCGATCCTCACGCTGAGGTCTTCGAACACTGTGACGACCACGTCGTGGCCCATGATGGTGAGTGCGTGCACGAGCTTGGCCATGATGTCGGCGTTGCCCGGGTCCATGGTCATGCCTCCCCTCTGCGGTGGCGGTACCTGGCGTCTGCGACCACCAGGGCGAGCATCCCGACCCATGCCACGACCTTGACCGCACTGGCCAGGCCACCCGTGGTGCCATGCACTGCGCTCAGCACGGTGAAGATGACGAACGGTACCCGTGGGTCCATGCTCACACCCTCCTTGTCGAGTCATGACACTACACCAGGGAGTGAGTGGTGTCAAGCCATGACCCGACAGCGCAGGACTTACCGAAGGTCGCGCACACACATGGGTGGGACCCCCGCGCTTCTACTGCGGCGCTGCTCACAGCTATTCGGTCATATGGTGCGAATGGGGGAGCTGTGCTGAGGTCGGAGCCGTCGATCCCGTCCCGTGAGGAGTTCCGCCAGCGCGGGCCTGTGTGGGAGGCGGGGTGGGTGGCGGGTTGTCATGCGGAGGCGGCGGCTCGGGATGATCTGTCGGCGGCGGCGAGGTCGGTGCGGGCGACTCTGGAGGCGTTCGCGCAGTTGCGACCGGACGCGGATGAGCAGGAGCTGGCGAAGACGCTGTTCTCAATCTTCGTGGGGGGCTGGTGGCGGAAGTCGCGGCTTGTCCTGCGGCTGATGGATCTCCGCCGGAGGCTGCGGCGGCTGGTGTGCCGGTGACGGCGGGGGTGGTGCATCGGTTTCGGCCTCGTGGGGCGTGCGCGGAGCTGTGGACGACGCGGGCTGGTGAGGTGCTGGTGTCGGGTCCTGCGGGGACGGGCAAGTCGCGGTCGTGTTTGGAGAAGGTGCATCTGGCGGCGCTCAAGTATCCGGGGATGCATGGGCTGATGGTCCGCAAGACCTCGACGAGCCTGAGCTCGTCGGCGTTGGTGACGTGGCGGCGGTTTGTGGTGCCGGAGGCGTTGGCGGCTGGGGTGGTGTCGTTCTATGGCGGGTCGGCGGAGGAGCCACCGCAGTACCGCTATGCCAACGGCAGCCGGGTGATGCTGGGGGGGATGGACAAGGCGAGCAAGATCATGTCGACGGAGTACGACATGGTCTATGTGCAGGAGGCGACGGAGCTGGTCGAGGACGACTGGGAGGCGCTGACGACGCGGCTGCGGTATGGGCGGCTGCCGTATCAGCAGCTGCTGGCCGACTGCAACCCGGACACGCCGACGCATTGGTTGAAGGCCCGGTGTGATCGTGGCTCGACGGTGCTGCTGCAGAGCCTCCACACCGACAACCCGGCATTGTACGGCGACGACGGCGCGCCCACGGCGGCTGGCGAGACGTACATGGCGAAGCTGGCGGCGCTGACGGGGGTGCGCTATCAGCGGCTGTATCTGGGCCGGTGGGTCGCGGCGGAGGGTGTCATCTACGAGCATTGGGACAGCCAGGTGCATGTGGTGGAGCCGTTCAAGGTCCCCGATGACTGGACCAGGTGGTGGAGTGTCGACTTCGGGTTCGTGCATCCGTTCGTGTTCCAGTGGTGGGCGGAGGACCCCGACGGGAAGCTGTTTTTGTATCGGGAGCTGTACCGGACCCGGCGGACCGTCGACGAGCACGCCGCCGACGTTGCCGCCTTCACGGTGGGTGAGCCGGCGCCGCGGGCGGTGATCTGCGACCATGACGCCGAAGGCAGGGCGACGTTGGAGAAGGAGCTGGGGGTGGGAACGGTCCCGGCGGACAAGCGGGTCCTGGAAGGGATCGACGCGGTCGCGACCCGGGTGCGGGACCGGCGGGTGCTGCTGTTCCGCGACGCCCGGGTGTATCGCGACCCCGACCTGGTCGAGGCGCACAAGCCGACCTGCACGGCGGAGGAGATCCCCGGGTATGTGTGGGCGGACCATAAGACGAAGGAGGGGCCGGTGAAGGAGAACGACGACGGCTGCGACGCCCTGCGGTACATGGTGGCGCAGCGGGACCTGGGCGGCCGGCCGCGGGTGCGTTTCCTGTGATCGCGGTGGAGGTCAACCAGACCCGCCTGGCCGCCTACCAGCGGCGGGGGCCGGACCCGGCGGTCTACCTGGCCAGGGTCGCTGAGGGGTTCTGCCCCTACGGCCACGGCCCGCTGGACGTGGTCGGCCTGCATGGCCGCCGGCAGGGCTGCTGCCGGCGGTGCGGCTGCAGCTGGTACGTGCAGGCTGGCCAGGTGTGGGGGTGCGCCTGCACACCTGAGGAGCACACCTGCGGGCTGGGAGGGTTGCTGTGAGCGCATGGGGAGACGCCTACTCGGCCGAGTCCGCGCGGCTGCGGGCGCTGAACGACGCGAGGCCGGGCGGCATCCTGGTCGCGCGGACGCCGGTGCTGGTGCACCTCGGCCGGCTCGCGGCCAAGATGATGGTGGCGCTGCCGCGGGCGAGGACGGTGGCGATGAGCGTCGGCGGGTTCGGGTGCCTGGTCGCGGCGGCGTGGACGGTGGCGGTCCCGGCGGGGCTGGCGGCCGCCGGGGTGTCGCTGCTGGTGCTGGAATACCTGTCCGGCGACCAGGCGGGAGGCCGGCGGTGAGTCCCCTGGAGCCGGTCGAGATACCCGGTCAGCTCGAGCAGTTCGGCCGCATCCCCGACCAGGTCAAGGTCGCCGCGCTCCGCGAGGCCGTCCGGCTGGTCCGCCGGGGCGACCTGTCCATGGCGGAGCGTGCCGACGCGGCCGGTGCCGCGCTCGCCATCGCCAAGGAGTTCGAGGGCTACCTGGCCGGCGACGAGGAAGGCGAGCAGCCGTGAGTGAGCCGGTGGTCGTGGCCACCGCGACCATCATGGACGGGCGGGTGGTCCGCTGGTACCGGTCGGAGACGCACGCAGCCGCACACGAGTGCTCGGTGAGCGCGTCCGCCCACCGGGTGAGCGTCCACGACGACGACTACCAGACCCTCCCGGGGGAGTGGGTCGCGCTGGCGATGGATGTCCACCGGCAGCTCGCCCGCGACCCGGACGCCAACGTCGGGCATGTCGCGACCCACCGGCGGGTGGGACTCACCGACGCCCTGGAGCCGAGGTGAGGTCGCCGCTGGGCGCGATCCTGGACCGGGCGCCGGTCCGGTATGCCACCGACCGCCACCTCGCCTTTCCGTTGGCTGCCGGACCGAACGCCGAGCAGCTGATGCGGCAGTACGGCAGCGTGGGCACCCTGTTCGCGATCGTCTCCCGGATCGCGACCAGCGTGTCGGAGGTCAAGTGGCATCTGTACCGCACCACCACCGACCGCAGACGCCGCTACGGGCCGGTCGAGGACAGCCGGGTTGAGGTCACCTCCCATTGGGCGTTGGACGTGTGGAACCGGCCCAACCCGTTCATGCCCCGCCAGGAGTTCGTCGAGGTCTTCTCGCAGCATCTGGAGCTGACGGGGGAGGGCTGGTGGATCATCGAACGCAGCCCGCGGTCGAGCTTGCCGCTGGGGGTGTGGCCGGTCCGGCCCGACAAGATGGCGCCGGTGCCGCACCCCACCAAGTACCTGTCCGGCTACGAGTACACCGACCCTGACGGCCGGAAGATCCCGCTCGGGCTGGACGAGGTCATCTTCCTGCGGATGCCGAACCCGCTGGACCCCTACCGCGGGATGGGACCCGTCCAGAGCATCCTGGTCGACCTGGACTCAAGCCGCTACACCGCCGAGTGGAACCGCAACTTCTTCTTCAACGACGCCTCCCCGGGCGGGATCATCGAGGTCGACAAGCGGCTGTCCGACGACGAGTTCGACGAGATGACCCTCCGCTGGCGGGAACAGCACCAAGGCGTGAGGAATGCCCACCGGGTCGCCGTCATCGAGCAGGGCAAATGGGTCGACCGGGCGTTTTCGATGCGGGACATGCAGTTCTCCGAGCTGCGCGAGGTCGGCCGCGAGGTCATCCGGGAAGCGTTCGGGTATCCCAAGCCGATGCTCGGCGCCGTCAACGACATCAACAGGGCCAACGCCGAAGCCGGCGAGGTCGTGTTCGCCCGGTGGGTGCTGCGGCAGCGGCTGGACCGCATCAAGGGCGCGCTCAACAACGACTACCTGCCCCTGTTCGGCCCGGCCGCTGAGGGGTTGGAGTTCGACCATGACGACCCGACCCCCGAGGACCGGGAGGCTGACCGGCTGGAGAGGGTCGCCGCGGTCGAGATGGCCGTCAAGCTGGTGCAGCAAGGCTTCGACGCGGCGCAGGTGCTGGAGTTCCTCGGCCTGCCGGAGCTGGACTACACCCGGCCCAAGGCGGCGGTGCCGACGCCGCCGTCGGATGAGCAGGTCGCCGCGATGCTGACCCGGCTGGCGCGTAACCGTGCCCTGCCGTCACCGGCCGCAGACGGCAGCTAAAGGCAGCCGGGCGCCTCCCGCCGCAGGTGGTCGCATACCGACGATGATCGTCGTGGGCTATAGTTGCCGCCAGCAACCGCACACTAGTTCGAGTTCCGGGAGGGCTGATGGGCCGGTCGAGCCGCCCCCACGGCATCGACTCGACGGTCATGGGCCGAGTCCAGGCGCACCTGCGAGCCCGCGACCAGGCGCCCCATCCGGCGCGGGCGGAGGGGCAGCGGCCCAACCTCACCGTCATCGTCAACAAGGACTCGGGGCCGGCGGTCCTGCGGATCTACGACGCGATCGGCGGCTGGTTCGGCATCACCGCGTCCGACGTCGCCGAGGAGCTGGACGGCATCGCCGACGAGCGGGACCTGACGGTGCGGATCAACTCGCCTGGCGGGTCGGTGTTCGACGGCACAGCGATCTACAACCTGCTCGCCACCCGCAAGGGTCAGGTCGACGTCGTCGTGGACGGCCTCGCCGCGAGCGCGGCGAGCTTCATCGCGCAGGCCGGCGACACGATCACGATGAACCGCGGGACGCACATGATGATCCACGACGGGGAGGGGTTCACCCTCGGCAACGCCGCCGCCCACCGTGAGACCGCTGACCTGCTGGACGGGATCTCCGACGAGATCGCCGGGATCTACGCCGCCCGCGCCGGCCTCACCAGGGCCGAATGGCGCGACCGGATGCGGGAGGAGCACTGGTACAACGCCGACGCCGCGGTCGACGCCGGCCTCGCCGACCGCACCGCCGACGCCGACGACCAGGGCGACGAGGACGCCCCCGAGGACGCTCGCGAGGCGGCCGCGTCGTGGAACCTGCACATCTACGGCGCCGCTGGGCCACAACCCGCCGTGGCTGCGGCCGCCCGCACCTGGGCGCAAGCCACCGCTCCGACCGCCGAGCTGGTCGTCCACAAGCACGCGACGCTGGTCCCGCGCACCGCCACCGAGCAGCAGGACGGCGGCCACGGCGACGTGTTCGCTGAGGTCGACGACGAGCAGATGGCCAGCCTCGGCGAGGTCCTCGCCGGCCTGTTCGACCCGACCAGCGGCTACGACCCGCAGGCCCTTGGCGCGCTCATCGGCGACGTCTACGCCGACGCGGCCGCCCCGCCTGACCTGCCCAAGCGGCCACCGGAGCCGCCGACGTCCATCTCGATCGACGAGCTCGTCGACGCCATCCAGGAAGGAGTGCGGCCTTGACCACCACCGCGCCCGAGGTCGAGGACCTCACCATCCCTGACACGCCCGCCCAGCTTGAGGAGTTCATGCGCGACGCCAAGAAGATGCGCGCGCTGTTCTCCCAGAAGGACGGGTTCGCCACCTTCGTCCGCAACTACGCGAAGGCGGTCCACGACAAGGACCAGTCGATCGCGACGCAGGTCCGCGACGAGACCCAGCGGGTGCTGGGGGAGTGGCTCCGGGAGCAGGGCAAGGAGGAGGGCGTCGTCCCGGTCAACCTCGGCTTCACCAACGCGCAGCAGGTCCGCGACCGCGCCACCGCCCGCGGTGGGCTGTTCAACCCCAAGGCGATGGGCGCACCGATCGACAAGGAGTTCGGGAACAGCGCCGACTACTTCTCCCTGATCTGGCACAACCGCAACCGGGACGCCAGCGCCCAGGCCAAGCTCCACCGGGTCCGCAACGCCTTCTCCTCCACGGTCCCGTCGGAGGGTGGGTTCCTGATCCCCGAGCAGCTCCGCTCCGAGCTGCTGCGGGTGTCGCTGGAGACCTCGGTGGTCCGGCCCCGCGCCAGGGTCATCCCGATGGAGACCCTCCGGGTGCCGTTCCCCGCCATCGACAGCACGTCGAACGTGTCCTCGGTGTACGGCGGGATCGTCGCCTACTGGACCGAGGAAGGCGCCGCGCTGACCGCGTCGCAGGCGTCGTTTGGGCGGATCGTGCTGGACGCCAAGAAGCTCACGGCGTACACGGAAGTGCCGAATGAGCTCATTTCGGACAGCCTGATCTCGTTCCAGGCGTTCATCGACGAGATCTTCCCCGAAGCGCTCGGCTTCTACGAGGACTACGCGTTCATGCGCGGCACGGGCGTCGGTGAGCCGCTCGGGTTCCTCAACGCCTCCGCCAGGATCACCATCACCGAGAACACCCCCAACCTCATCAAGTTCGAGGACATCGTCGCGATGTACTCGCGGATGCTGCCCGGCAGCCTCTCCCGCGCGGTGTGGATCGCCTCGATCGACACGTTCCCGCAGCTGGCCGCGATGGTCGTCCCCGGCGGCGCCGCGCCGAACGCGGTGTGGCTGTCCAACGGCCAGGTGATCGACTCGCCGCCGATGACGATCTTCGGCCGGCCGGTGTTCTTCACCGAGAAGGTCCCCGCGCTCGGCACCACCGGCGCGCTCAACTTCGTCGACCTCGGCTTCTACCTGATCGGCGACCGGCAGGTCATGTCCGCCATGTCCTCGCCGCACTTCAAGTTCCAGAACGACCAGACCGCCTACCGGATCATCGAACGGCTCGACGGCCGCCCGTGGCTGAACAGCGCGATCACGCCCAAGAACAACGGCCCGACCCTGTCGCCGTTCGTGACGCTCCTGTCCGCCTGATCCTGGCCGGCGCCTGCCAGCGTGGGCAGGCGCCGGCTGAACCCGCCCAGCGTGGCTCAATGGCCGGCAGTAACGCCCCGGCCGGGAAGGAAAGAAGTGGAAGCACTCGGCCGGCTTTTCAACGTCATCCCGATCGCGGCGGGGGTGGCCGTCAACCTCAAGGAGTGGGGCGCGGTCACGTTCGTCTGCACCGGCAACGACACCTTCACCCTCACCTCGAGCGACGCGTTCGCCGGCAGCTACGCCACCCCGGGCAACATCGTGACCCGCAAGTACACCAACGCCCAGACCAACGGCACCGCCGCGTGGGTGGAGGCGACCCAGGCCGCGTCCAACGCGGTCGTGATCGCCTCCGGCACGGTCGTGTTCCATGTGGACGCGAGCCAGCTGCCCGACGGGCACGCGTTCCTCAAGTGCACCGCTTCGGCGGCGGGGCTGGTCAAGGCGATCCTGCATGACCCGGCCAGGCTGCGCAGGCCCAGCCTGCTGCCTGCCGTGAGCGCATAAGGAGGCGGTGTCATGGGAATCCGAGGGCTCGGCCGAGCGTTCGACATCGGCTCGGTCGTCGTACCAGTCGCCGACCTCGCCGCGGGCGCGCAGACCGGCCACCGTATCCACCTCAAGAACTACGACGGGGTCGCGTTCGTGCTCTACATGGGCGCCGTGTCCGCCGGGACCGACACGTTCGTCCCCGACGTGCAGCAGCACACCGTCGCCACCGGCGGCTCACCGCTGGACCTGGACGTGGTCACCGCCTGGTACCACAAGTCCGAGGCGACCCTGGACGGCGACGAGACCTGGACGAAGGTGACCCAGGCGGCCGCGTCGGAGGTGTCGCTGACCGGCGCGACCTACGCCGCGCTGCAGATGATCGTCGTCATCGAGGTCTTGGCCAGCCAGCTCGCCGACGGCTACGAGTGGGTCAGCTTGGACATGGCCGACCCCGGCGCCGGCGGCACCCGCGCCGGCTGCATCCTCGCGGTCCTGTTCAACCTGGACGTGCAGCGCGCGCCGGAGAACCTGGCGCAGCTCAACGCCTGACAGGAGGCTTGCTGGTGGCGCTGTGGCGGTGCAAGCGGTGCGGCACCAGCTTCGCCGTGGGCCTGCCGTACTGCCCGCAGTGCACCTCCACCGACCACGAGGAGGACTCCCCGATGCCGAAGAACACCGTCCACGGCGGCGCCAGCAACGCCGACGCGTCCCCAGCGCCAGCCGTCGAGGTGCCGGCGCCCCGTCCGGTTGCTGTCGGCGAGGCCGGCCTGGACGAGCTGACCGCCGGCGAGCTCCGCGACCGGTTGCGGTCGCGCCGGCCGCCCCTGTCGACGTCCGGCAACAAGGACCAGCTACGCGACCGGCTCGCCGAAGCCGAGCTCGCTGATGACCTGGAGGAGGCGGAGGGGTAGGTGGCGTGGGAGCAGCTGCTGGCCATCCAGCACGAAGCCGCCGACATGGTCGCGGCTGAGCTGGCGGCGCCCCCGTCGGCGTGCCCCAACGACGGGGAGCCGCTGCGGGAAGGCCCCGACGGGGTGCTGTTCTGCCCCTACGACGGCTACCAGTACCCGAGGGACGGCCGCTGATGCCGCAGCTGTGGACACCGGCGCAGGGGATCGCGCAGCTCAAGCACCGCGCCAAGCAGCGCACCGTGACCCTCCCCAACGGGGAACGCGCCAAGGTCACCGTCGACGACTCCGGCCACGTCACCCAAGTCGAACGCGACGAGCGGCTCGACGCGATCGTGCGGCCCGACGTCATCCGCATCAAGGTCGTCCGGTTCTGGGGGCCGCACGGGCATCCCAGGCGGGAAGGGCCACTCAAGGGCAAGGAGGGCAGGTATGGGCCGCGCCGATGAGCTGCGCGCCGAGCTGGCGGTCGAGGAGCTGGCGGAGCGCCTCGTCGCGCTCAAGGCCGACCCGAAGGTGGATGCCGGCTCGGACGAGTACCGGCAGGCGAAGGAGGAGCTTCGGGCTGCCCGGTACCGGTTCCGGTCGCTCCGTGAGGCCGCCCCACCCGAGGAAAGCGTCGGCGACGCGGTCGCCCGCCCGGAGACGATCCAGGCCAGGACCAGCGTGAAGCGGCCGGGAGGTGGTAGCCGGTGAGCATCACCGCGTCGGGCCTGTACGGGCTCACGTTGGAGAAGTTCCTCAACGTCACCTCGCTGCCGGCCAACGGCCTGGAGTCCGAGACCGCCACCAAGGGCGCGCTGATCCTCGACGCGGAGACGCCCGACTTCAACGCCGACAACTTCTTCGACGACGTCGTCGCCAACGAAGCCTCCGGGACCGGCTACACCGCCGACGGCGCGGTCCTGACCGGCACCGAGATCACCATCTCCGGCGGGGTGCTCACCTACGACGCGAACGACTCGGCCTGGCCGTCTTCGACGATCGCGAACGCGATGGCGGAGTGCATCTACTTCGACCGCGGCGGCGCCCAATCCGCCGACGAGCTGTTCGCCTTGTCCGACTTCGTCACCGCCGCCAGCTCGAGCGGTGGGACGTTCACCATCCAACGGTCCGCGTCGGGCATCGTCACGGTCGACTTCACCCCCTGAGCTGATGCGCCGCCGCGGCTTCCTCGGCTGGGCCGCGGCGGCTGGGGTGCTGCTGGCCGCACCCGCCCACAAGCCGCCGCACCCGCCCCACCCCCACGCCACCACCACCACGAGGGAGCCGATGCCGACCTCCACGACGGTGCGGACGACCCTCCCGCAGGGGCCGATCACGATCGTGGCCGGGGGGGTCTACCGGGGCTGGTGGCGGTCGACCGACCCTGCGACGCCGGCGGTGACGATCGCCACCACCCAGCCGGTGACCATCGACCGGTCGCTGATCGACGGGGCTATCGGGGTGTACGCCCAGAACACCATCGGCACCGACGTGACGGTGACCAATACCCGCCTCCTCGCGGTCAACCCCGGCAGCCAGGTCGACCAGCACGCCTGCTACCTGCGGCAGCCGGCCAGCCTCATCTTCGAGCACAACCTCCTCGTCGACGGCCATGGTGTGCTGCTGGCCGGTGAGGACGTCGCCACCACCCTGCTGCGAATCCGCTACAACGACTTCGTCGACGTCGGCCGCTACCCGAAGGCGTCGCTCACCTCGGCGATCCAGTTCGACAAGGTCAGCGCCCCCAACGGCGCGCTGGTCTCCTGGAACCGGGTGGTCAACCACCGCGGCCGCTCCAGCACCGAGGACGTCATCAACATGTACCAGTCCAACGGCGCGTCCGGGCAGCTGATCGAGATCGACCACAACTTGATCGACGGCAGCTACCCCTACTCGGGTGACGGGGCTGGCTTCACCGGCGGCGGGATCGACCTGGGCGACTCCGGCGGCTCCTACCAGGTCGCCCACGACAACACGGTCGTGCGGATCACCAACAACGGCCTGATGATTCCCGCCGGCTCCAACCTGGAGCACTACGCCAACCGGGTGGTGCACTCCGGCATCGCCGACGACGGCGTCCGGGTCTCTAGCACCTTCGGGAACGGGCTGCTGGTGTGGGACAACCCCAGCTACCCCGGCGTACCTGTCAACGCTACCGCGCACGACACCAGCGGCGATCATCGCCGCTGGAACGGGTCGGCGTGGGAGCGGCACTGGCAGAACACCCCGGCGTGCGACCCGTCCGGCGGTTGCACCAACAACACCAACCTTGGCCTGTCGTTGACCGACGACGCGGCGTGGCTGGCCGAAATCAACGACGCCCTGGCCGACTGGGAGACCGCGCGGGTCGCCGCCGGGGTCACGGTCGGCGTGCTGCCGTAGGAGGCCCTAATGGTCACGATCGAACGCTCCGCCTACGGCACCCACACCGATGTGCTCACCACCGAGCTCAACTCGCTGGCGAACAACTCGACCGCGATCACCGCCGCGATCGACAACACCAGCAACCACTTCATCTACATCGACGTGGAGCTTGAGGTCACCTTCGGGTCCGCGCCGACCCTCAACGCCGGCCTGAACCTCTATGTCGTGCCGTCCCAGGACGGCACCAACTACGCCGACGGGAGCGCCGGCACGCCCGGGACGATCCCCGCGCCGCACTGCCTCCGCGGCGTGTTCCTGGTCCGCGCGGTCACCTCGGCGCAGCGGATCATCCTGGAACGCATCGAGGTCCCCCCCGGCCTCTATAAGCTGCTGCTGGAGAACAAGGCGGGGCAGACCACCGCCGCGTCCGGGAACGTGCTCGCCTACCGCGGCCACGAGCTCTCCTCGGCGTAGCCCGATGGCATTACCGGTCGTCGTTCCGACGCTCCTGCCGCAGAGCGTCGCGAGCCTCGTCCTCGACGCCGAAGGCGTCTCCCACCGCGAGCACGTCTGCGTCGGCGATGCCGGCTACAGCGAGCTGCTCACCGGCCTGTGGGCCGCCGGGGACGGTTTCGTCGTCGTCGAGCACGACATCGCGCCCTGGTTCGGCGCGGTGACCCAACTGGCGGAATGCGACCGCGACTGGTGCATGTTCCACTACCCGAAGTTCGGGGGGATGCTGACCCGCGGGCTCGGCTGCACCAAATTCTCCCGTCGGCTCGTCCGCGCCTATCCCGAGCTGCCGGCCGCGTGGCGGGACATCGGCTGGCGGGTGCTGGACGGCACGGTCGGCGCCGCCGTCGCGGAGGCCCTCCGCGGCGAGCGTCCCGACCGTCATCCGCTCTGCTACCACCAGCCGCCGGTCGCGCACGCCAGGAGACGGGAGGACTAGTGGCCGCCCCCGTCGTCGCCGCAACCGCTGAAAGCTCGGTCAACACCGCCGGCACCAGCCACGCGGTCACGTTGCCGGGCGGTGGCGCGGCCACCGACGAGTACCTCATCCTCATGGACATCGGGTCCACCGCGGCGACGCTGAACGCGCTGACCGACTGGACCGAGCTGCTGGACGAGAACGTCGCCAACGGCCTCAAGATCCTCGTCTACGACGGCGCCGGAGTGCCGTCCGACCCGACGTTCACGTCCTCGGCGGCGACCCGCTCGGCCTCGATCGCCTTCCGCATCACCGGCGCGGACAAGTCGATCTCCCCGGGCATCGGCACCACCGCCACCGGCACCTCCGCGACCCCGGACCCGCCGTCGGTGACGCCGCCGTCGTCGAAGGACTACCTGTTCATCGCGTTCTTCGGCAGCGCAGGCGAAGAGGTCGACGACGACACCTGGTCGGACACGCCGCCGACGAACTACACCCCGTCCCCGCCGCTGCAGAAGGCGTGCGGCACTGCCGGGTCGAGCCTGGGTGGGATGATCGCTGCCGCGTCGCGGCAGCTCACGACGGGGTCGGCGGAGGACCCCGGCACGTTCGCGCAGGACGTGTCGAGGGCGTGGCGGGCACAGGCGGTCATCGTCCATCCGGCGCCCCCCGCGCTCGCCTCCACGGTGGGCGGTCCGTCCCGCGACTTCGACGGCACCGACGACTTCATCACCCTAGCGACCGGTGGGCTGGCCGACCTGGACGGTGGGCCGATCACGATCGCCGCGGTCGTGCGGCTGGACGCCGTCGGCGGGGCGGTGCTGTGGGCCGGCTCCACCAACGCGTCAGCTGATCGCCGGTGGGGCCTGGAGATGACGAATCCAGCCGAGTACGAAACCAGTTCCGGCAACTCCCGGACTCTGTTCTCGGTATCAGTTGCCGAGAACTGGATGCTGGTCGCAGTCACCAAGGCTGATGGCACCACCACCCCCCGAGGCCACAAGTACGTGTACGACACTGCCACCTGGACTCACGCCGACGCGGCGGGGACGCTGGTCGACGCCGGCTCAGGCCCCGGCTCAGGTGGGGTGGTGCAGATTGGGCAGAGCGCTACCGGCATCGGGGGGTTCGTCAACGGCAAGGTCGCCGCCGTCGGCGTCTGGAAAGGCGTCCTGCCCGACAGCCAGATCGAGGCGCTTGCCTACTCGCTGGCGCGGTGGCGGAACTTCGGCCCCGCCGCGTTGTGGCTGCTCGACCAGCTCCACGACGGCGTGCCACTACAGGACCTCGCCGGCGGCGGCGCCAACCAGACCGCCATCGTCGGCACCGCGGCGGCCTGGGACCGGCCCGCGGCGTTCTCGACCCTGCCGGCGCCTGCGCCCGCCCTGCCGCGGGTTGCGCCGGCGGCCGGCGGCGACGCGGTCGTGACCCCGGCAGTGATCGCGGCGACGGTCGCGCTGCCGCAGCCGGCAGTCGCTGTCGGGGCCGCCCCGGCGGCGCTGGCAGCGGCCGCGGCGCTGCCGCAACCCGGCGTGGGGGTCGGCGCAGCGCCCGCCGCTGTGGCCGCTGCGGTAGCGCTGCCGGCGGCGGCGCTGTCGGTGGGGGCGGCCCCGGCAGCGATCGCGGCCGCCGCGGCGCTCCCGCAGCCCACCGTCGGGGTGGGCGTCGCCCCGGCGGTGCTGGTCGCGGTCGCGGCCCTGCCGCAGCCGGCCGTCGGCGTCGGCGTGGCCCCGGCGGCCGTACCGGTGGTGGTGGCGTTGCCGCCGCCGACCGCGGTCGGGCAGGGCGGCGACGCCA